GCATAGCTTAAAGCCGCTAATCTTGATTTGACCACGCAATCGTTGATTATTGCCTGTGCCTTGTGGCACAGCATTCAGTTTGTGATGATAGAGCACGCGCTCGCTTTTCAAAACCAAATTTGTGTCAAGTTGATAATTATGCTTGACGCTCTTCACCGTTGACTCGCCAATCTCACGCCGGGCACGCTTGACCGTTCGATTGGAACTCTTGTAACGCCTAAATGCCCGCCCAATGGTACTGGCGGCTCTCTTGTAACGGCCGGCATTGTTGTACACGTGCCGAGCGATCCGGCCGGCAGTCCTATAACGTCTGTATGAACGCATGGCTCTATATGCGACCATGCCGCCTCGGGCAGCATAAGGAACCATCATGGTGGAAAACGTGTTTCAAAAAAGTGACCGGTAGTCCTCGGACCCGGCAAAGTGAGCTGGTTATTATTACCCAGCTCACTTTTCTGCCACTGCCATGGCTTCTTCCCGTTGGTGTTTCACCCTCAACAATCCCACCGCCGCTGAGACTCAAGTCTACAATGACTTCCTCTCCTCCGACCAAGTTAGATACGCTGTTGTTGGCAGCGAAGTCGGAGAAAGCGGCACCCCACACCTCCAGGGCTTCCTCATTCTCCACTCCCCCCGCCGTCTCGCGTGGATCAACGAGAAGTTGCCGCGCTCCCACAAAGAACGCGCTCGCGGAACAAGTCAACAAGCCGCAGACTATTGTAAAAAGGATGGAATTTTTGAAGAGTGGGGATCACTTCCCGACGCTCAGGGAACTCGCAGCGACATCACTCGCTTCCGTGAATGGGTTGCCGAGCAGGAAACGCGGCCCACCCAACGACAGATCGCCAATGAGTTCCCAGGACTCTTCCTCCGATACCCTCGGCTCACAGAACTCGTGGAGCACTTGCGAGAGCGACCTGTCCTTCAGCTCGGAGAACTCCGACCCTGGCAACTGGAACTAGAGACGTTTCTCGACACCGAAGCTGACGACCGTTCAGTGAACTTCTATGTCAACCCCGAAGGTAACGCAGGGAAATCTTGGTTCGTCCGCTACATGGTTACGAAGAAACCTGATGATGTGCAATTTCTTTCTATTGGTAAAAGAGACGATTTGGCTTATGCAATCGACGAGAACAAGTCCATCTTCATCTTCGATGTCCCTAGGTTCGGAATGGAGCACTTCCAGTACTCCGTACTAGAGAAGCTTAAGGACCAACTTGTGTTCAGCTCTAAATATGCGTCGCGCGTCAAGGTGCTCCCTAAACCCGTACACGTCATTGTGTTTTGCAATGAACAGCCGAATATGGCTGCAATGACAGGCGATAGATATGTAATTAATAACATTTAATGTTAGGGTTAGGGTAGGGGGTCTAAAAAGCGCCGCAGGCCTTCGGGGGCGCCGGCAGGCAAGATCGGGGATGGCGTAGCCCACCCCTAATTCTTAAGTTCCCTGAAATAGACCAAACCCCGGAGTGTCACTCCGGCGATGTTGGCACGTGCCACATAACCGCTCAAAGCGGAGTTCCCTCCATAAGTGGCAAACCAGTATACCAGGTAAACTGGATCTGTGGGTTCGTCGTCATCGTTTTCAAACCGAACGATCCGATTAAGCTTGATGTATTTATCAATGACAATCTGACGAACTCTTCCATTGAAGCCTTCTGACCCATTCCCCGCCGGTGTCGCATTGTTCTTCCCCAATAAATGACGACGATGCGCCAGAATACTGAAAATATCAGTGTTAATTGGGACGCAATGATAACTCAACGACGTTAAGTTGGCGTCATCGAAATCCATTCCCCGCGATCCATCATATGAACGGAAAAAGCTGACGTCCAAATCGGGTGCCGGATCCGCGGGATTAAGGCACTTGTTCGCCTTCGGTGCGACCAAAGCCCAATTGAAGTACAGCAACTCTGCAGGACTCTGCGCCAAGTTTGTAACCTCCATGCATAGCTTAAAGCCGCTAATCTTGATTTGACCACGCAATCGTTGATTATTGCCTGTGCCTTGTGGCACAGCATTCAGTTTGTGATGATAGAGCACGCGCTCGCTTTTCAAAACCAAATTT